TATTGAATCTCATCATCTGTTCTCCAGGTGGTGATTTAAATGCAGCGTTTGCAGTGATTGATACTATGAAGGGTTCAGCAATTCCTATTCGCACAATTGGCTTAGGACAGATCGCATCAGCTGGACTTATGATTTTTATCGCTGGTGACAAAGGGCATCGTATTCTAACACCAAATACATCTATACTGTCACATCAGTATTCTTGGGGTGCGTTTGGTAAAGAACACGAGTTATTCGCAACGGTAAAAGAGTTTGACTTAACTACCAAGAAAATGATCCATCACTATAAAAAGTGTTCTGGGTTATCTGATGCAAAAATCCGAGAGGTTCTTTTGCCACCACAGGATATTTGGTTAAGTCCCTCTGAAGCCAAAAAATTAGGATTATGCGATGAAGTTAAAGAACTTTCTTAATTATGTAAAATTTTCTGGAATCTGGATAGGGTTTGTTTTGAATCCTTACCACTGGGAATTTCGAGTAGAAAAAACTGGACCAACTGATACAGATCCAAACGGATATATGGCATCTGTTTATTTTGGACCATTTTGGGTTAGGGCTGTCTTAGATGATGGTTCTTGGTAAATTAAAGGGGATGATTATGAATGATAATGTTTTTGTTGGTTGTGTTACACTTGCAATAGTGACACTAATTGGTTCGATTACTTTCTATGGATACAGTGAGATGAAGTCAGTTGAGAGAAATGTAGAATCAGCGATTGTAAAGGGAATTGATCCTGTTGCAATTCGTTGTGCCTATGCAAACGCATCAGATGTAGTTTGTGTAGCCTATGCAGCTTCTCATCAACAAGGGTTTCCTACCCCGAAATCCACTAAGTAAGTAACTACTTACCAAACCAACCCTCTAGGATACAGGTGTTCTAGGGGGTTGTCTTTAATTCACAATTAGCGTATAATATCTCTATTATATCGTTGAAAAGGAAGTTAAAAATGAGTCTACTTACAGTTGGCAACCCAAAGTTGTTGAAGGGTTTGAAGAAAGGTTACTTGTCTTCAGTGTTACACTTTGCACCTGCTGATTTATCAGGTAAAGAAGTTTGTCCTAAACGAACAAAAGGTTGCACCTTTGCATGTTTGAATCTTGCTGGTCGTGGGGGCATCTTCAAGAAAGGTGAAACCACTAATGTGATTCAGCAAGCACGAATTCGTAAGACCAAAGCATTCTTCGAAAATCGTCAAGCATTCCTCAATGAGTTGACTGTTGAGATTATCAAAACAAAAACCAAAGCAGAAAAACAAGGACTCATTCCAGTCTTTCGTTTGAATGGTACTTCAGATCTCTCATGGGAGAAGTATGAAGTTGCAAATGGCAAGAACATTTTTCAGATGTTCCCAGAAGTCCAATTCTACGACTATACCAAAATCAACAATCGTAAAGTTAAACATATTCCTAACTACCACCTGACTTTCTCTAAAGCAGATGGTAATGATATGGATGTTCGTATCGCATTATCAAATGGTATGAATGTTGCAGCTGTATTCCACAAAGTGCCAGAAACATATCTTGGTCGTCCAGTTATCAATGGTGACGAGACAGATCTTCGTTTCTTGGATCCAAAGGGTGTTATTGTTGGTCTTAAAGCCAAAGGTAAAGCCAAGAAAGATACAACTGGCTTCGTAGTGAGTGCTTAATCATGACTCTAAATGAACTTGCTTCTAAAGAAGTAATCTTTCGAACGAATAAAACAGTTGTTGCAACTAAAGCATTAATCTCTATGGTTGAACACAAACCAATCAGAGATTTTCTAAAGAAAAGTGTTGGTCTGCCTGTAGATAAAATTGCAGAATTTGTTGGAGCATATTTACTTGGTCATCAACTAATTGATGCTTATGGATATGACACTCAGAGGGGAACCAAAAAGGTAGAGATCAAATGGTCATTTTTGAATCGAACACCAAGTAAAAATGGTAATGCAACTGCAAGTGCAAACATGTCCAATCTAAAAACAAAATCTTGTGATTTAATGGTTTTTGTTTGCGATGATGAATTAAAACCATCAGATTATAATTATATTCGTATATTTTTATTTCCTGCAAAAGTTTGGAAATCCTATTGGCCAAATAATAAATCTAGTATGTCTTTCGGTAGTAATAGAAATAAATGGTATGACGAATATTGCTTTCATAATAAACCAGTTGACATTAAATAACATTTAAGGTATAATAGATCTTATGCAATTTCTACATACATCACTTGGAAAGTCCAAGAAGAAGAAACCGAATGCCAAACAACGAGAGTTGAAAGCATCATGGGAAGCCATGTTAAAGAAGTATGAGTCAAAGAAGCCGATAGCAAAGACTAAGGATGATGGCTTTACATACTCGCTCGGAAAACCTGCTTGTCGTGAGACACCTAAGCATCCGAGTCTTCCATTCACTGGCGCACCTTGTTATAAGAAACCTAACCCTGTTTACACTGGCACTGCCATTAAGGGTATTGGTACGATGCATAAGTCAAATGCAGTTCCAGTCTTCTCTGATGAACAAGCACGAGATATTGCTACGATGAGGAGAGGTTAATGAAACATATAATGAAGATTAGACTCCGCAAAGACGGAACATGGGAAAATGTTTATGATGATGGCTCGTCTGATCAAGAATTTACTCATCTCTCTAATGAGATGTTAGTTAAGATGCAAGCAAAGCAACTAAGTGAGATTGCATCAGACTATCTTGATCAAGCTGTTGAAGCATCAGGCTACAGAGATGCTAAACAGGTAATTGATTACATTAGGGGATTGAAATGAGTGAATTTTGTGTTAAATGTTCTGAGAAAGATGCAGAGATTGAAATTCTCCGTAATCAACACTATGAAGAAATACAAACTATGAAAGCGCAGATTGAGAAGTTGCAAAATGAAAATGAAGCACTCATCATGGATGTTGCATTCTATGGTGGTAACATGATTAACTTGTCTTGCAATAACAAATAAGGTATAATATATTATGACACTGATTGAGAAGTATAGCGACTTACAAGTCCAAAAAATGAAATTAGATAAATTCTTCTCTATGTTCCTTGAGAAGTTTGAACGACAGATGGATCCTGATAGAACGGATACACCTGTTTGGAAACTCTATAAAAATAAACTCAAAGAATACGAAAAGGTAGATCATGAACTTAGAGCAACTCAGTACTGGATTAGCAAAGAACGAAATGTTTAAAACTGCAAACGAATTCTCTCTTCACATAGAGCAGATGGTTCGTGATAGTAAAATGACATATATGGACGCTGTTCTTGAATATTGTAAACAAAACTATCTAGAACCAGAAGATGTATCGAAGTTGATTAACAAGTCTCTGAAAGATAAGATTGAAATGAATTTTCGTGATTTAAACTACTTACCAAAGCAAGCACAACTGGATGTGTAATGGATGGATTTAAGGCATATCGTTATTACCTAGCGATTAAACTTCACTTCACCACAGACAGATTTAATGTTTTTGAAAACAGAGGTAATGTTCGTGGTACTCGTGAAGCATTTAATGCTCGCAATGACAGATACATTTTTGAGAAGTTAGCAAGCAAACGACCAGATGATAAAGACATCATCCAGTTCTTTGTAGCGAACTTTGCGTATGGCAATGACCAAGCGATTTATGCTGGTCAAGAAGCAGATGATAATTATCTGCAATGGCAGAAACGAAAACAGTCCATGACTAAGATTTTCGTGGATGACTTAGCAACCCTAATAACCTATGTTGAAGTGAACAAGTTAAAACCCACTGCAATATTTCAGTTTACAGAAAACGAATATCCCGTGGCACTAAACTTATTTGTTGGAGGTAAAATTGCAATAGAAACTCTAAATATTATAAACGACCAGATAGAAATACTTGATGACTGGTCAACCCATGCTTCTGTAAAGTACATATGGGAAGATGAGTTGCGAAGAATTAAAAAGTTGACTGGGTTCGTGAAATACGATAGAATTAAGATAGGTAAAATCTTCGATCATTTTAAAGAAGAACTTGCAGAGTGATACAATGGGTAAAACATACAATAAACAAAAGACTGATAACGAATTTTCTGGAAAGCGTTCTGGAAAGTCCACTGGTAAAAAAGGTGGTGGTATGAAAACGCTAAATAGTTATGTTGAAGATGATGAATATGATTTAAATGATGATTCATTTGACGATGATATTGAGATTAGTGATGAGATTCAAATTCAACATATACAAAACGATAATACAAATTAATACTTTTAATACAAAGGAAATACGATGGATATTCAATCTCTGCGCAAGATGCGCAACTCTGACTTTGGTGCAATCTCAAACGCATTCGAAAAAGTCGCAAACCCCCAATCCGAACAAAAGTCTTTTACAGACGATCGCTTTTGGCGACTCGAAGGTGACAAGGCTGGCAACGGAACAGCAACACTTCGATTTCTACCTCGTGTAGAAGGTGATGAACTCCCATGGGTTCGTATCTTCTCACATGGCTTCCAAGGTCCAACTGGAAAATGGTATATCGAAAACTCCCTAACAACTCTTGGTGAAAATGATCCAGTCGGTGAATTGAACACACAACTTTGGAACTCTGGTTCTGAAGCAAACAAAGAGATTGCTCGTAAACAAAAGCGTCGCCTAAGTTTCACTGCCAATATTTTGGTTGTTTCTGATCCTAAGCATCCTGAGAATGAAGGTAAAGTATTCTTGTGGAAGTTTGGTAAGAAAATCTTTGATAAGATTATGGACAAGGCTCGTCCAACCTTTGAAGATGAGAAGCCAGTCAATGTCTTCGACTTCTGGGAAGGTGCAAACTTCAAGTTGCGTATGCGTAAGAAAGATGGTTACGCAAACTATGATGAGTCTGCATTTATGGAACCAGCAGCAATTGGTGATGACGAAACAATCGTTAAGATCGCTTCTGCTCAGGTTAAGTTGTCTGAGTTTACTGATCGTAAGAACTTCAAGTCTTATGATGAGTTGAAGAAGAAACTAAATGAGGTTTTGTCTGGTGATTCTTTTGCTAGCAAGTCTGCTGCACAGATCGCTGAAGATGAAGATCGTCCTGTAGCACAAGCACCAAAGATTGCTTCTAAACCTGCGCCAGCACCTAAGGCGATAGAAGAAGACGATGATGATGTTATGTCTTACTTTGAGAAGATCGCTAAAGAAGATTAATCTTTAGAGTAGAAAAGAGAAAGGGATCCTGTTGGATCCCTTTTTTTGTTTTAGAAGGATAGGTCTCTTCGTAACCAGTTACTCACCGAAGAGTCTTGATTTCTAACAGATGGTCTAATTAACTCAGTCTTATGCGACACATTACTCACACTAGGTGCAATAACTGTATTACTTGCACCACCTCCATTAGTTCTTGCTACTGCTGCATCAGCATTTCTTGCAGATTTATCAGTCACATTGGAGGCATCAGCTGGTTGATTAGTTGTTAATCTAGGATCAGTTTTAGCGAACTCTACTCTTGAAGTATTTGCTGCTTGTGGTGTTCCTGCGCTAGTACCCTGTGGCGCAGGTGCTGCCGCAGGTGCAGGTGCTGCCGCAGGTGCATCAGATTTTGAATTACTCTTAAATGGATACCATGGTCCAATTCCAAATGTTTTATTAACATATGGAATAGTAACTTCTACTCCAGGAATCTTAAACTCACTAAAGAATCCGATTACCTTTGATGCCATATCTTTAAACATATCAACAACTGGAGCAAAGGCATTAGCCAATGGATCCATGATGTATAATTTAATGTTATCAACAATCTTTTGCGGTATACCACCAAGAGATTCGTTTAGAAATGTCCATGCTTTTGACATTGGATCAAATATCAATGCCTTTAAGTCTAATTTATCGAATAACCCTGTAATATACTTTATTGGATTTAAAATAATATCAAAAGTTTTATCTACTAGTTTAGTGAATAGATCTTGGAATGAGAATGAATCTAAAAACGCAGCTGCTTGTGTAAAGCCTAGTTTTTCTAATGCCCAAGATTGTAAGTCTTTAAGTAAATCAAAGAACGACAGGAACACACCATTTATTAAACCAGTTATCGCACCTTTGATGCCACCGAGTACACCATCTTTTTTATATCCATCTATAGCACCAGTTACAGTATCAAAAATACCCATAACGATACCTACCCAAAAGAATATTTTGCTGAATGCTTTAAACACTGCATTAAATACCCCAGATAGTTTACCAAAGTAAGCACCAACATCAGTAAAAAAGTTTCCGATCGCTTTGAATATCTTTCCTATTGTGCCTTCTGAACTTAATCCTGAGAACACACCCTTAATTGAGTTCCAGAGACCCATTAAGGTTTCTTGTATTGCTGTGCCAATAGATTTTAATTTTTTAAGAGCATCACTTTCTGCAATAGCTGTACTAAATTTACTAAAGGTATCTTGAACAGAATTTACTGCACTTTTTAATTTTTTGCCGATATCTGATTCTTCTAAGAAGCTAAACATCTTTTTAAATTGTTTACCAGAGTCTTCAAAGAAACTTGCAATAGATTTTCCTACATTACCAATTCGTTGTCGTAATCCAGTAACTAAGTCATCAACAAAGGTTGATATTTGTTGTAATTTTTTCTGTACTACACCACCGAATAGATCATCAATATATGTAGCAAACCTTAAGATAGTTTTACTTACCCATCTAATAGAATCCACAATTTTATCAAAGAAGAATTTCATTGTTTTAAGCTGTCCAGCTATCATACCTGCGATAGCACCAAGAGTTGCAGCCAATGCTAAACCAAACCCTTTAATGTAATCTAAAAACGACCACTCTTCATCTTTTTTCTTATCTTTTTTACTATCTTTACCACCCATGCCACGAGTGTTTTCTTCGATCTTAATTAATAATGCAGTTTGGGCATCTCTAGATCTATTACCTTCAACTTCCGTTTCTAAACCTTTGCCACCCGAAGCAGCACCACCACTACTAGCGGATGGTATACTACCAATCGCTCTAGTGTTAAATTGAACAGCAGTAATTAACTTCTTCACACCAGATGTTAAATCTTGTAAAGAACCAATTAGTTCCTGCGCCAAGTTACCCATTCCACCAGCTGCACCTGATCCACCACCTCCGATACCAGAGGATCCGATTGGTTTGCTGCCTGATTCCGCCAGCTGGTTAGATTGTTTTTGTAGTACGAGTTCCATTTATTTGCTCTCTAGTCGTTTCTTTTCTTCTTCTAAGTATTCTTTTAACATAAAGACATAGACCTCTCGCTCGAACGGTAACATGTTATCAATATCTGATAAAGCATATTTGTGGTACTGCATCAAGGCAAAATTCATTTTATAATGATTCACCAAGCTGTCATGACAAAGGTTTATTAAAAAAAACTTTGCATTCCCTCCAAGTGGACGGTATGCGCTTTATTACAAACAGGACAATTATAATTAATAGTGTGGGACAGCTTTGGCATTGTATCAAAGAAACTTTGTATTTTACTGAACTGTTCAGAAGTCAGATTGTTAATAAAATCCATTAACTCAGTTTCAGTTTGATCTTTTGAATAATACACTTGGTCAGAGTCATAAATGTAATCAATTGAAGACGCTACTAATTTAAATGTATCCTCAGCTGTTACTCCACCCTGCAGCTTTTTGATATCATCAATATTTGGGTATCTCATAACAACACCTACTGTTCCAAACAACTCTATTTTATTAGTGTGTCCTTCTTTTTCTTCAACATTCAATTGCGATAGATCTATTGTATGTTGAATCTTAGATTTTGCGTTATCTTCTCCGTGATCTACATCACAGGATAAAACAATATCAACAGTTTCACCGACAGACTTAGATCTTAGCTGTGTGAAGATATATTCAATATCAAACATTGCTAATTTATTAACATCAATAGTTTCTGTAATACAAGATTTAATAACTTCTTTTAAAGTATCAATCATAACTCTAGGATCATCACTTTGCTGTGCCACTAAAAGTGCTTTTTGATCTTTAACTAAAAATGGTCTATATGTAACAGACTTTTTAGTTGACGGAACCACCAAGTTATAAATTGGTGTACTATTCTTTGGCAATGCCATAATTATTCTCCTTTAGACATATTCTTAATTAACTTATTCAACTCAGCAGTGCTACCTGTAAAGATAACATTGTTATTCGTCACTTCTTTTCGTGAACCTTCTTTTGGTCCATCTAACTTTTGTTTCTGTTGGTGTAGATCTAATAACTGTTGGTTAATATCAGCCAACTGTTTCATCAAATTACCAACAACTTCAAATGCTCTTGGATGCTCAGACTGCATAGCCACATCGAGTGACTTCTGTAGTGCTTCCTGCCCTTGCTGTAATAAAACACGAAGATTGTTACGAGTTGTATCATAATCTGCTTCAATTTTATTTGTAGAGTCGTTAATAACTTCTCCAGTTTTTGTTATCACCTCAGTGTTGCCCATTGGTTGTATCCCAAACTCAGTAGATAACGAATTATCAATCTTCATAATTTACCTCAATTTTGTATTTATTAGAATCTCAAAAGTCCTGGAAGTTTTGTAATACCATAAGTTATAGCTGAACCAGTTAAATAGTCTCCCGCTCTTTGTAGGAACGATTTATTAACTGTTTGTTGATAACCAGTAAAATCTTTATTAGCTCTTTCTATATCTTCAGATGAAACCTGTTCATATGTGTATAACACTTGTTGCGCATGTGTTTCATGCCACTTAAATTGCATTGTAACAGTCAATTTCATAACATCTTTATTATTATGGTCTAATTGAATAGACCCAACTGTTTTTGGATAACATTCGTGAAGAATCATATCATATCTACTATTGTCTTGTAGATCTTGTACTTGAATAGTCATATCACATACATAGTTATCATAATAATTAAAATTTCTTGTAATAGGATCTTGAATCTGATTTGTCCATCTATCAAATAGTTGTTTAACTTTTAAATCACCATCAACATAAAAAGTTAAGCTACACGGATCATATAATTTTTCGTAAGGGACTTCTCTAAATTCACCATATGTTCTATTTTGTACTGTAGAGAAATTGGTTCCAGGAAGCTGAACACTATCGCAAAATAACAGAACATGTTTTAAGTTTTCTGGAAGGATACTAACAGGTGGAGTTAATAAGACGGCAAATCTATTCTGCCTCATCATACCAGATCCCCTTACCTGAGCAATAAATTCATTAATTGCTTTAGGTTTAGAGTCTTGCCTTGGAGTGTCTGCTGGTAGTAATGGCATTCTTAGCTCTTTCTAATTATCTTTCTGGAGTCTGCCCAGATTTCTTGTTTGGAAGCACCAACAAATCTCTCAACTGGAAGTAACATAGCAGTTGCCCAGTCAGAAGAAGTTACTTGTCTAAACTGAGATCTAACATGTCCAGAGAGATACTGTTTTATACATGGTTGTGCTGCTTTATATTTTGAAACACCATCAATCAATGCCCAAGAATACTTAATTCTAGTAGTCTCATCAAATCTTTGATTGTTTGCAAATACTAACAGATTATCTAACAACTGTATTCTTAGCTGATATGGAAGATAGTGCATATTCAATCCGATAAACCCATCTGGGGTTTTTCTAAATGGAAACACTAGTGGAAACCTGTCATAATACGGTAAATCTGCCTTAGTCTTAGGATCATAAAGAAACATATACAGGTGTCCAGGTAACACTCTAGTTGCTAGCTGATCTGGATTACCAGCAAGCACCCTCGGAGGGGTGATTTGCTGCTTGGTCATTAATAAGACCTGTTGCTCAAACCACGAACGACTCTTCTTAACAGAAGTCTTTAAATCGTACTGGTTTCTCTCGAATACATCGAGTAATGTTTGTTTAGCCATAAGATTATTTAGGTGATATACCCAACTCGTGTTCAGTTATTATCTTAAACTCCCACCCTCTATCTTTAGCATAAATATTAGCAGCTTCCCATTTAGCTTGGTTTTTCATATACGCATAGGATTCTGTGAGATATCTTTTGGTTCTTTTCCCTGGATACACTGGTGCAATTGTTTGATATTTTGGCTTAACTTCTACTAGGTAAGTTTTTCCTGTATTAATAGTTATCTTAAAATCAACAAAATAGCGATGAATAAGGTTATCGGTCGGGCAACGATATGGGATTATAGTTTCCTCTGAACTCCAGTTAATTATATTGGAGTTCTTATCGCACCAGTTAGCAAACATGGTTTCCCACGAACTTCTCATTATAATGTTCGTTGGGTCGCCTTTATACTTTTCTGGAAAAACTGGGGTAAACTTTCTTTTATGAAACATGCCTAAATAATATAAGTATTAACCAACTATTTAGTCCTAGGAAAAAAAACATGGCATTTGACCCAGACGCAAGTTTAGCCAGCATTACTGATTCTGGACCTCAGTCTATACCACTAAAAAGTGGTATAAAGTACGGAAGTCGTGGAAAAAATCCATCAGAGTTTTCTAATAAGTACAATACTGAGCAATTTTCTTACCCAGACGATTTGCTATCGCCAACAGGAATATATGGTGGTAACTATGTAGTATTTTACATCAATGTTCAAGTAGACTCTAAACTTGGTAAACAAGATAATGAAGATCTATTTGTTAAAGAGATTACTCCAAGAGATCGTGGAGATTTGATTGCCACAGATGTATCAACCACAGAACTATTCGCAGCCAACGCAGGATTAAATGTTGGTGGTGCGCTATTAGGTAAAGCCCTAGGAGCAGGTGGTGTTTCAGGTGGTGTAGCTGCACTATCTACAGTCGGTGCTGCAGCAACAGCTAACTATGCAGCCACTGCTTCACGAGCACAGAAAAGATTAAAGACTGCCATCGCATTACATATTCCAAACCAGCTTCAAATTCGCTATGGAATGCAGTGGAGTGAAGAAGACACTTTAGCGATGGCAATGGCAACTTCTGGTATTGAAGAGATTTTAAAAGCAACAAGCAGTGGTGGTAAGATTAAAGATTTAGCTGATCCAGCACAGGCTATGGTAACTAACTTGATGTTATCAAAAGGACCAAATTCTGCCGCAAACTCTGCAGCTACAGGCTTAGCTGCAAACCCAAAGAAAGAACAAGTATTTAAAGGTGTAGATTTTAGAACATTCCAGTTCGAATACCAGTTCTTTCCTAGAAGTTCTGGCGAAGCAGAAAATGTATTAAGAATTATTCACCAGTTCAAATTACACATGCATCCTGAATTTAAAGATGCAAATAATTTTGTTTACATATATCCATCTGAATTTGATATCTTCTATTATCAGGGTGGATTAGAAAATACACATATACATCGCCACACATCATGTGTATTGACTGAGATGAGTATCAACTATACTCCAAATGGTAATTTTACTACATTCGATAACGGCATGCCCACACAGATTAATGTTCAGATGTCATTCCGTGAGTTGGCTCTATTAACCAAAGATAAGATTGAGGATGGTCTATAATGTACTTTAAAGAATTTCCAGTATTCTTATACGATTTTAAATATGGTGATTTTGAAACTAAAACTCACATAGTTAAAGATATAACTAGGAATGTTCGTTTCAGAAAAGAAGTATTAGATAACATTGCAGTCTTTGACGAATATGATATTATGGATGGAGATACTCCAGAAATTGTAGCAGAACGAGTTTATGGAGACCCAGAATATCATTGGATTTTAATGTTGGCAAATCAGAGATATGATTATCTAAGCGATTGGCCACTAACAGATAATAATTGTATTAGTGCAGCTAAGGCTATATTCAATCCTACAATTACTGCAACAAGTTGGGTATATTCTAGCGGAAAGATTACTGTTACTGCTCCACTACATGGGATATTAGTTAGCCCAACTACTACAGTTACTGTTACTGGTGGTGCATTATCTCTAACAACAACTGGTTCGACTGTAACAGTTCCTAATGGAACATTTACTGTAACTGAAGTAACAGAAAATACATTTAAATTTGCTATATCTTATGTGCCAATAGTAACATCAGGAACAACCCTAACAATAGAAACAACTAATAGAGAAAACTATATTCATCATTATGAGAATGCTGCAGGTTTTGTAGTTAACTCAGGTACAGCTGGCGCAGTTTCTGTGACTAACTTAATTTGGTTTCAAAATAATAATGAAGCGAAACGCAGAATAAAATTAATATCTCCACGAATTATAAACATCATTTTGAATGACTATAAAGATCTATTGTAATGAAACCTAGTTCAGTACTGCGATTTGCTGGCGATGTCAGCATCGATAAAGTTAGAATAATTACCCCAAAGGGTTTTTATCAAGATGTTGGCGCACAAGTTATTAATGTGCAATTCTATGAGGATTTATTTTCGCCATTTATTACTGGCAGTTTAATTCTTAAAGACTCAATTGACTTAGTTAATCTTTTCCCATTTATTGGTGAAGAATTTCTTGAACTAGAAATTAGTACTCCCACTTTAAAAGAAAATAACATTAAAGGTAAATATTATATTTACAAAATGACCAGCAGAGAGATGACTGGTGATAAATCAGTAGTATATCAATTACACTTTATTTCTGTAGAAGCAGTAGTAGATTTAAATAAGAAAATTAGCAAAGTATTTGGTGACCAGATATCTAAACTGATCAAACCATTCTTAACAGATAAAACATATGGTTTAGAAACTACTAAGAAGGTCTATGTAGAAGAAACTTCTAATAATACAAAATACATTTCAAATTACTGGAGTCCAGTTGAGAATATTCAGTATCTAGCTGCCCAAGCTATTAATAAAAATGGCTCACCCAGCTATATCTTTTTTGAGAACAGAGATGGATTCTATTTTATGACTTTAGAAACTCTTTATGCAAATGCAACATTTGCATCATTTGTATATGACAAATATACTCGTGATGATCGTCCAGGTGGTGGAAGTGTTAGAAATACCACAGAAGACTTTAAAAGAATTCTTGAGATTAGCATTCCAGTAGCGTTCGATTATATGGATCGTATTAGAACTGGAATGCTATCTTCTAGACAAGTATCATATGATGTAGTTAAGAAAACATATTCTGCAAAAAATTATAATATGTTTCAAAAATTTGATAAACAGAAACACCTTAATAAATATGCAATAAATTCAGATCGTGCAATTTTTAGGGCTAACTCAAGGATTATAAATTTACCAAAAGATTATGGAAATTTTAATGGTTTTGAAGATGTGACAAATGCAAAGACTAATCAGGAAAGAATATCTTTATTAAAATTGTCGGAAGCTAATAAATTAAATATTACAGTTCCTGGAAGATGCGATTATACTGTTGGGTTGAAAATTGCTCTAGATCTTAAGAAAATTGAACCACTATCAAAAGCAGATAAAGATACAACAGATAAAATGTTTTCAGGTAATTATATTATCGCAGCAATAAACCATTACATTGATAGAGAAAAACATGAGTGTTATATGGAAATTATTAAAGAATCATCAATGATTGATATGAACAGGGCAAAATAATGAATTTTTACTATGGTGTCGTAGAAAATAGAAGTGATCCACTAAGACTTGGGCGATGTCAAGTCAGAGTTGTAGGATTGCACACTCACGATAAATCTCAGCTACCTACAGCAGATCTTCCATGGGCAGTTCCCGTTCAGCCAGTTACTTCTGCAGCGATGAATGGAATTGGACAATCTCCTGTTGGTCCAGTTGAAGGCACATCGGTTATTATTATATTTGCTGATGATGATAAACAACAACCCATTCTTTTAGGGACACTTGGTGGTATTCCAAGTTCACCCTTACCTGTTGACGCAGATGATAATGGATCTATTACTGCTTCCGTTAAACTTACAGATCTAAAATTAAGAACTGTTCCTGGACCAACTAATGGTAAACAATTAACTTTCTATGATCCAGAAAATGGGTCAAATAATTTAACAACACAACTAAAACCTAACATGAAGGTGATAGGTTTTGGTATTCCTTCTGACTCTACTATTGTGTCAATCGATAGTGGAACAAAAATAACTATTAGTAAACCAGTTATTAAACTTGAAGAAAATATTATATCGTTCGAAGCAGCACCAACTAATTTATCTGCAGTTGCTGAAAGTAAAGTATATGATACTGCACTAAGAACTGGTGACGGCACAATAGTTAGATCTGGAGATGGAACACCAGTCACTACTGGATCATCCATAGCATCACCTGTTAAATCTTCATCAACCAATGATGTAATTCCAACAGTACCACCTAAAAAATCTTCAGATAATGTAGCACTTTCTACAGCAGGTATTAAAGCCATTATCGCTGCATGTGATAAAGTTGGATTGACAACTAAAGAACAAAAGTGTTCTATCCTTGCTATTGCTGGCGGTGAGTCTAGATGGATTCAACGAAAAGAATTTTTTAATTATGATGAAAAAAGGTTAAAGGAAATCTTTTCTTTTGCCACACCAGATGATGTTGCAAAATATTCAAACGCTACCAAAAAAGGTATCACACGAGAACAATTCTTCTCATGGGCTTATGGCACTACAAAAAGAGGTATATCAAACCAGTTAGGAAACCTAAATGATGCTGATGGTGGAAAATATTACGGTAGAGGTTTTATTCAATTAACTGGTCGTGCAAACTATACCAAGTACCAACAGCAAGCATTAACATATGGAATTAAAATTGATCTTATTAACAATCCAGACTCTCTTGGTGATGACATCAATGTCGGTGCAATAATTGCTGCTCTTTATATTAAAGATCGAACATCCAAGGGTGTTCCTCCTTCAAAACATCCTGATTATTTTTATGCAGCAAAAAAAGGTGTGGGTGTTAACTCTCCTGATATTGCTGAACTTAAAAAAACATATTATGAATATTTTTATGGAGCAGTTGCAGAAGGTGGAACTGAAAAAAGTGCTGGTGCACCAGTGCCACAACCTCCAAAAGACACTAAAGATCCAACACCAAGACCATCGGATGAGAGTATAAAATCTGGTTCTATTAATACTGGATTTAGAGACCCAAATAACAAATATCCACTATTAGCTTATATTGGTGAACCAGATACAAATAGATTAGCTCGTGGTATTATTGATGGTACTGTTGTTAATAAAAAAGATGTGGTTCGTAAATTAACTGTTCCGAAAGCACTTGACCTAGGATCTTGGGATCAACCATTATCAACATATGGCGCACAGTATCCATACAATAAAGTTCTTGAGACTGAGTCTGGGCATATTCAAGAGTTTGATGATACCCCAGGATATGAAAGAATTCATACTTATCACCGCTCTGGTACATTCACTGAAATTGATCCTACTGGAACGCAAGTTAATTATATTGTTGGTGATAATTTTATCATCATGGAAAGAAATGGTTGCGTCAGCGTAGATGGTGAATTAAATATTACTGTAGAAGGTAATACAAACATTTATGCAAGAACAGATGCGAATATTCATGTTGAAAATAATGCAACAGTGAGAGTTGGTACTAATGCTGATATTGGTATTGCTGGTGATTTAACATTAGCAGTTGGTAATGATATGAAGGTTAAAGTTGTGGGTGCTTTAAGTATTGATGCTGGTAGTGTCAATGTTAAATCTCAAGCAGCATTTAATATGCAAGCAGTTTCTGCGTTAAGTCTTAAAGGATCTACAGTTAATGTACAATCCGAAGGTGCTGCGAATTATCTTTCTGGCGGAAAAACCAGTATGGATTATTCTGAGGGGCAATTTGGTAATGGAGCAGCTGCAGCTACAGCTGTAGAAAATGTTGCATTAACTCCACCAGCAAAAGGTTCTCCGTTTAATGCAGTTGTTCCTTATACTGTTCCACCACAAAGACAATTTGAAGATAAAGCAGTAGTTGAAACACCTGATATTGCAGAAACACCAGAAGGTAGAGCAGCAACACATCAAACCGCTAGAACTGAAGGTGTTGTTAATGCTCCTCCACCAGTTGCAGAAGAAGCCACTCCAATAACTAAACCATCTGCAAACGCTAAAGAAGTTCCTGTAGACTGCAAAATTATTTACGGTACTACAAACTTTACTGATGACTTCCGTCTATCGAAAAACTTTACTCTTGGTATGCTAATCGATGGTGGTGTTGGTGGCAAACATAAATTAGTTGATCAAATGTTAAGAGAAACTAAGGACGGACCAGAAAGATTATACAAAGTTCAAGAAATTATTTGTAATATGGCTATGCTTGCTCAGAATGTATTAGAACCTGCGCTTGATGTTCTTCCAGGTGGTATTGGTGGGTATAAAAAACAATGGAAGATTAATTCTGGATATCGTTTAAGAGGTGTAGTACCTAATGAATCTAAGTCATCGGATCATCCAAAGGGATGCGCTGTTGACATTGGAATTATGCTTGCTCCTAAATTTGATAAAACATATGAGTATTGTGTCAAGCTAGAAAAGGTTGTTCCATATGACCAGATTATACTTGAGTATAATCATCCGTTTGAAAACTGGATTCACTGTTCTTACAAAATGACAGGTAGAAAAAAACAAGCGTTCACAATGGTAAATCATGATGCCCAAGCATTTAGAGGCAAAGGCTTTGTTTTATTGGCAACTTGTCCTCCACATAAGAAACCTGCATAATGTGGGTTCCAACTGAAACACTACTAGGTACTCATGCCGAACTGGCTTCCTTTAGCCATACAGTACAATATTATGTTGAGGGTGCAGCAGGAGATCCACTTGCGATTCCACCAGTTGAAGCAGGTGCACCTACTTATTATAATGTTCGAATAATTCCACAAGAAACTAATCCAAACAGTATAACATTTGCTGCTGGAAATCCTGGAACTGTTGGTGGATATTATAAAGGTATTTTTAATGATAGTTTAATGACAAGGGCTGAAGATGGATCTTTCACAACCATAACAACTATTGGAGAAAATGCTGGAGTATTCGACGCTGTTAATAGAACTAATTTGTATCAGGTTATTTCATTTAAAGCGGATACTACAAGAAGTCGAACATTCACTTATCTTGCAGAAGCATATGACCCTTTAGTTCCAAATACTGTAGTAGCTTCTCAAACTTATACAATACTAGCCCAAGACCTAAACTGGACTCCAGGAATGTTAAATTTAAAAGAATTGGTATCATATGCCAGCAGTAAGTAGACTAGGTGACATGTCCACGGGGCATGGTTGTTTCGCTCCAACCAACCTAATAACTACACCTGTGGCTAAGACTTTCTTTAATGGAAAACTAGCTGCAGTAGTCGATTCTAATTGTAAATTTGCTGCGCACACTTGTGGTATAACTACACACAATTCAGATATTCGTATTCCTAGTAGTGGAGCCAGTAAAACATATATCGAAGGTAAAAAAGCAGCTAGGATCGGTGATAATATCCAATGCGGAGATGCAATAGCTGAAGGTTCTACCAACTCATTCATAGAATAAACCTAAATAATAATATGTCAAGAAATACAAGAATCTTTTCCGATCTCGACCTTAATTTTACTGCTCACCCAGTAACTAAGGATATTTCACGCAGATACGACGACAATGCTATTAAACAGTCTATTAAAAGTTTACTGTTGACCAGAAACTATGAAAGACCATTCCATAGCGAGATTGGTTCACCGATTAGAGCACTGCTCTTTGAACTTCCTGGTCCAATGTTTACTATTATGTTACAGAGAGCGATTATAGATGTCATCAATAACTTTGAACCAAGAGTAGAAATAATAGATGTTAAAGTTAATGACTCTATCGATGCCAATGAGGTATATGTATCACTAGAATTTAAAATAATCAATACCGAGAGACCAATAACTCTCGATCTAGCATTAGAGAGAACCCGATAAATGGCAAACAATAAAAGAATATCAGTATCAGAGTTAGATTTTGATACTATTAAAACTAATTTAAAGAACTTTTTAAAAGGACAAACAGAATTTCAAGATTACGATTTTGAAGGATCTGGTCTTTCTGTTCTCTTAGATGTTTTAGCCTACAATACTCATTATAATGGTATCTATACTAACCTAGCTGTTAATGAAGTATTCTTAGATTCTGCCAGCAAACGAGCATCTGTAGTTTCTCTTGCTAAAATGCTTGGATATATTCCAAGATCAGCCAAGTGTTCTTCAGCAACTGTTAATGCTACTGTGGCATCTCCAACCAGCACTCCATCTACTGTTACTATTCCTAGAATGCAACAGTTCACAACTTCTATTGATAATGTAACATATATTTTCTATAACAGATCTGCTGTTACTGTTGCTCTTAATACAGCAGGTAACTATACTTTTAGTAATCTGGTTCTTACAGAAGGTACACCACTCCAATACAAATATACTGTTGCTGCTGGTGTTCGCTATATCGTTCCGAATGCCAATGTAGATTTAGATACATTAACTGTTAGCGTACAAGATTCTGCTTCTTCAGATGTGTATCAAGTGTTTACTAGAGCAGAGGTATTAACTGAGGTTACAGAAATAACTAATTGTTATTTCCTTAAAGAAATCGATGATGGTCTTTATGAGATAACATTTGGTAATAACAATTTGGGTAAAGCATTATCTTCTGGTAATGTAGTTACTTTAGATTACATGGTCTCTAGTTTAGAAGCACCTAATACTGCTTCTTCCTTCACATATGCAGGATCCGTTATTGCTGGGAGTAACTTATCTGTCACTTCTATAGATATTGCAAGTGGTGGAGCATCACCAGAAACTATCGATGAAATTAAATTTAATGCACCAAAATACTATGCTGCTCAAAATCGTGCAGTTACCCCAGATGATTATAAAGCTATTATTTTAAAATTGTTGCCTGAGGCACAAACTGTTTCTGTATGGGGTGGCGAGGATAATGATCCTCCAGTTTTTGGAAAAACATTTATTTGTATTAAACCAAAAGAAGCATCTAAATTAACTAACCTGCAAAAAGAATTTGTAAGAAACAATATTTTAGCTTCTAGAAATGTAGTTTCTATTACACCAGAGATTGTTGATCCAGAAGTTTTTAACATTAAAGTTACTACATTTGTTCACTACAACCCAAGAACAACTACTAAATCCGCTAGACAAATTGAAACCCTAGTAAAAGAAGCCATTATGAAATTTAATGATGACGATTTAGAAAGGTTTGATTCAGTTCTTCGTTATTCTAAATTAACTAGAATTATTGATCAGGCAGATCCAGCAATCGTTAATAATATTACTCGTATAATGATTCGTCACCCACATGATGTTGAATACAATGTATCAGCACAATATGTTATTGATTTGATTAATCCAATTTCTCAAGATGGTGGAAAACAAGGTGAGGTATTTGGAACAACTGGATTCTTTGTTCCGAATAGTACTAAGATTCACTACTTGGATGATGATGCTAATGGCAATATTCGTTTATACTACTACAATACTAACTTTGAGAAAGTTATTGTAAACTCTACAATTGGAACTATCGATTACGATTTAGGTAGAATTGTAGTTAGAAATTTAATTATTACTGCGTTGGATGGAGCAGTGTTTGAATGGCAAGTTAAACCAGAATCATATGATGTCGTCTCTGCCCTAAATCAAATCGTACAGATTGATCCAGAATATATTACTGTTGAAGCAATTGCAGACGAAACCACAAATGGTGACCTACAAGCAGGTTACAACTACCAGTTTAATTCTATTAGATCATAATGCATACAAATCCTGTTAGAACACCACTGTCGTCAGTAGTTAGAAGTCAACTCCCTGAATTTATCAGGGAGGACTACCCAACATTTGTGGCTTTCGTTGAAGCCTACTATGATTACTTGAAAACACAAGGTGTAGATTTAAGTAACATTAGAGATATTGATATCACCCTAGAAGATTTTATAGTACAATTTAAAAAAGAATTAGCCTATAATCTTCCATTGGTAGTTGAAGACGAAAGATTTTTACTCTCTCATATAAGAGATCAGTACCTATCTAAAGGATCTGCTGCATCTTATAAGTTACTATTCAAATTATTGTATGGTAAACAAGTAGAATTAACATATCCAAACCAATCAATGCTTAGAGCATCTGATGGTAGATGGAACCAAGAAATTTCAATTTTTGCTCAGGTAGATTATGGTGACCCAGATGATATTGTCGGGAAATTAGTTGACATTCAAACAGCAGGAAGAATTCTTCGTGTTCTTGTAGACAAGAAAGAACAACTAATTGGTGAAGTTGATAGAATTGTTAAAATCGGCAAATCATATGAGATAAATGCCACAGGTGCATCAAATTCAACCACTATAACAGTTTCTACAGCTGTGGGTATTGAAGTTGGTCAACTCGTCACAGGAAATAATATATTTGATGGGAGTAAAGTAGTTTCAGTTGTAGGCAACATAGTAACTTTAACAAAAGCTACCACTGGTGTTGTAAATACTGCTTTAATTTTCTCCAATGAATTATACGAGTTCTTTTTAGATAAAAGATTCTTCGGTAAAATTAATGCTGGTGATTTAATAAAATTTAAAGATACATTCCAAGCTAAAATTTTACCAGCAACTCAAACTATCTCTATATCCCAACCTGGAAAATATTTTAGATTGGGTCAGGTTTTTGAATTAAAATCTGGTGCTGGTACTGGTGCTTTAATGAAAGTTACTGCTACCACAGAGTTTGGTGGTATTAAGTACGCAGAGTTAATTAGATTTGGCTTAGGTTATAACTCTGATTTTGCTCTTTCTATTCTTGCATCAAATGATGTTATTGCTGCTGGGGTCGTTGCTTCTGCAGGAACTGCAACTCTACTTAAATCAGAAACTTATTCTTCAACTACATCTGGGACTATTACTGCATCTCCATCTAGTTTAACTGTTACTGGAGTCAGCACGACTTTTGGCCAAGCAGGTGGTGTGGCTGTTGGTGATGAGATTTGGACTACAAATACTACACCATTATTAATTGGAGTGGTTAAAAGTATTGCAAGTAATACTTCTCTTACTCTAGCCTCATTACCATCTTCGTATGAACCTGGAACTAGCATTAGTAGTGCTTATACTGCTCAATCATACACATTTAGAAACATTCGTTTAGTTGGTAGTTTATTTCTTGGTAACGCTGGAGGAACAGCCCAGTCATATACTAACAGACCAACCATTTCTGATTACACTGATGGGTTTAACGAACAGGGTTATATTAACTCGAGTGATTACTTTGATTACTATTCTAGTCAAGGATTTGGTGCGGGTACGATTACTGCTTCTACAAGTAGTGCTACTGTTACTGGTGTTGGAACATCATTTAACACTCAGATAAAGATTAATGACATAATTAAAAACTCTTCTGGTGTTCAGGTTGGAATAGTTTCTGCTATTGCTTCAAACACATCTTTAACATTAAGAACTAATTCTGCAGTAGCAGTAAGCGGAGGAACATATGATGTGTTTGCTCCATATGTAGATGGTAGCTATGTTGGTACTGTTCTTCGTGAATTCTCACTGTCAGCTGCAAATGCCCAAACATTCTCTGATGAACCATCTGTGATTTATGTTAAACTTGGTGCTTTAGTTAGATATCCAGGATACTATGAAACAAACAATGGATTCTTATCCGACTCGATGTTTATCCAAGATAGTAAATTCTATCAAGCGTTCTCTTATGTTATTAAAATTGATGAGAGACTAGCATCATATAAATCAGCAGTTAAAACTATGCTGCATCCAGCTGGTATGGCTCTTTTTGGAGAGTTTAATATCACCAATGATTTTGACCTTAGCGTTCAGTTAGAATCTTTAGTTAAATCTATGGGTATTGGATTGGAAGACGAATTTCTTATCTTGGATGGTAAGGAATATGATATTTCTGGAAATCAGATAAATGGAATTTATTGGACTCTAACTAAGGGGTTTGTAGATGCAATTGATGTTACTAGTGGAGAATTAGTTTTTAAAACGGCAACCAAGAGATTTGGTGCGCAAGATGCTAATAGTTTCCTTGGGCACATTCTTAATGATGGAGTAACTTTATCCACAGAAAGTGTTTCCCCCACTGATGCTTGGACTCACCAATTCACTAAAGTTTTACCTGCTGGCTCAAGCGCAGGATTTACCACTGAATCTGTTTCTATGACAGATTCAGATGCTACTTTTAATACTGGTAAAAATATTAGCGAAACCTATAGTGGCATATCTGAGGTAATATCAAACTTTGATATTACCAAATTATTAGCAGATACTTCCATTATAACTGAAATGCCTGCTATAAGGACAGATAAATATCTTGGTAAACAGGTTGTTAACAGTTATGCTGGACATCTGATTAATGATGGGGTTACTATAGACCCAGAAAACTTAGCTAATCCAACAACAACTCTTGGCCAAATTTGGATGAATTCTTACCAAGGACAAGATTATTATTCACAAGAATACAGTGAAGGTTTAACAGAAACCTTTACCGCTTAAAACCTCAATTAGGAGAAATTTATGGAACAATTTAATAAAGACAATATCGCTGCAACTGGAATGGTTAAAATCCTTCATCGTAATGCAGCAGGTGAAACAATTCGTGAGTTTGAAGTGCCAAACTTGGTAGTTACCTCAGGTAAGACTTTTATCGCATCTAAGATAATTGCTACTACCAACTCACCAGTTTCTATGACTCACATGGCTATTGGTACTAGTGCAACTACACCAGACGCTGCTCAGGCACAGTTAATCGCAGAAGTTGGTCGTGTATCATGCTCATCTTCTACATCAACTAATACAGTTACTTTTACTGCTACATTCCCAGCTGGTACTGGTACTTCTACATCTCCTGGTATTCAGGAAGCAGCTGTATTTAACTCAGGTACTGCTGGCGCAGGTACAATGCTTTGCCGTACTACATTCCCATCTGTTGGTAAATCAGCTGGTGATACTATCGCTGTAACATGGGTTGTTACTGTAGGTTAATCAACTTTTTACATTTAGGGTAGAGTAAATGGTAGCTTCTTCATCTTCGATAGTTCCACCAAGTAGTGGTACAACATCATCTTCATCTCTAATAAAAACTATTCTGCACAAATCTCTTGCAGAAGGTGTATACAGAGATGTGGTAACAAGAAGTTCTAATTACTATTATTTCTTGGGTAAAACATTAGCTTGGGATGATGAAACTGCTCCACCTTATCCTATCGATAGCTATGCTTATGAAAGAGCAGTTCGTAGTGAAATTATCACTATGAAGCAAATTGGTCCATCAGATGTATGTTTTGTTATCCCAAGATATGATTGGATATCAGGTGTTGTTTATGATATGTACGATGACGAGTATTGCAATCAAATTATTGGTATCGATATTATTTCTGGGGGTTCTAGTTATAATACTCTTCCAACTATTACAATAACTGGTGGTGGTGGAACTGGTGCAGAATATACTCCAGTTGTTTTAGATGGTCAGATTATTGGTGTTGATTTAGTTTCAAGAGGAACTGGATATACTTCTGTTCCTACTGTAACAGTCACTGGTGGTTCTGGTGGTTCTGGAGCAAACTTACAAGCAATATTAAACCTGTCTTACTCTGGTGAAAATAATATTGAAGATACTATCTTTTATGTTATGACAGATGATTATAATGTATACAAATGTCTAGACAATAATAATAATTCTTTTTCTATAGTAAAACCTTCTGGAACATCTGTAACTCCTATTACTACTTCAGATGGATACATCTGGAAGTATATGTATAATGTGCCTATCAATTTGAGAAACAAATTCTTAAGCGCAGAACAAATTCCAGTTTCTTCAGCATTAACAAACCAATTTTACTCAAATGGTAGTTTAGATAGTATCGCAATTACCAATAAAGGTACTGGATACACTGGAGCATCAATTTCAGTAACTGGTGATGGTTACCGAGAAGAAGATCCAGTATTCTTAAACACTGTAACTCCAGTAACTATTACCTCGGCTGGTATTAATTATTTCACTGCACCAACTGTAACTTTCGGTGATCCTATTAACAGTGCAACTCTATTCATTGCTAATAGTGGAGTTATCATTGGGCAAAAATTATATAACTCTGTTGGAGATTTCTTTGAGGTATATTCTCCAGGAACTTTATCAGCACTAGAGCCAACTCACCGATTTGGAATTGTTAAGAACGGTACTGCTTCTTTAAAGTATGTTGGTACACGAGCAAAGGGTACTGCTACTCTTGGAACTAGCACTATATCTTTAGCTTCTGGAACAGTTTCTACTGCACTGACTACAAATCTTATAACTGTTAGTTCTACTGCAGGTTTTTATGCTGGTCAGCGCATTGTATTTGGTACAACTATTGGCACTATTGTTTCTGGAACTACTTACTACATTTTAACTGTACCTAATTCTACAACTTTAACTATTACTGCTAGTATTGGTGGCACTGCTAAAACTATGTCTGCCGCAACTGGAACATCTACTGTTACTGTTACCAGTGGATTTGTTTCTGGCGTAACACCAGTTGGAGCAGTTAGAGAAATTAATTTAACTTCTGCAGGAACTGGATATACTACACCACCTACAGTTAATTTTTCTGGTGGTGGTGGTTCTGGAGCAACTGCAGTTGTTAAAATGAATACTGTTTCTGGTAGTGTTTTATATGCTACTGTTACAAATATTGGAGATAACTATTCTAGCGACCCAACTGTAACTTTTGGAACTGCATGGTCTTCAGAAGGACAGGTTCAACTTTCTGACCAAATTTTTGCTAGTAATAGATTATATACTGTTACAACTGCTGGTACTCAATTAAATATTACACAAGCAACTTATACAGGTAAATCAGTTTCTGTTACTGCAAGAGATACTGCTCCATCGTGTTTAGCATTCTCAACTGATGGAACAAAGATGTTTGTTCTTGGAGATACTGATAATAATGTGATTGTTTATAATCTTTCTTCAGCATGGGATGTATCTACTGCAGTATTCTCATATGAATCTGGAGCACTAGCCACAGAAACTGTTCCAGTAGGTATTGCATTCTCCAGCGATGGATTAAAGATGTTTGTTGTTGGACAGTCTGCTGACTTGGTTCAAGAATATACACTGGCCACTGCTTGGACTATCTCAACTTCTGCGCTAACTACATCTGCCACATTTTCTATTGCTGCTGAAGATACTACTACTGGTGGTTTAGCATTTAGTGCTGATGGAACAAAAATGTGGTTAGTTGGCGCAACTGCCGATGCTATTTTTCAATATACGCTAGGTACAGCTTGGACTATTACTACTGCCACATATAGTACATCTTTTAGCGTTGCGAGTCAAACTACTAACCCAGTAGATATTGCTGTTACTGCTGATGGTAAAAACATGTTAGTTACTGATGCAACTACTGACTATATTTACCAGTATACTTTAGGTACTGCCAATTCAGTTGCTACTGCACTATATACAAATCAGTTTTATATTGGTGGGCTTGAGAGCAGTGGTTCTGGTCTTGCACTGCATCCAACCAATGCATATATGTATATTGTTGGTAGCGCAAACGATACTGTATATCAATATCAAAATTTACTAGTATCTAAATTAGGTACTGTTGCTCCATCACATACTAGTGGTACAGCTACTAATGGTGATGTTATTTTAACTTATGCTGGAATTGCTGCATCTGGGTCTGCAATTCGTAGGTTCGGTGCTGGTTATTCTACTAACCCATCAATAACATTCACTAGTGTTGATCAAGGTTCTGGTGTAGTAGGTGTTGTTAATGTTGACAAATCAAATGCTAAATTATTACCTATTATTGATGGTGGGCAGGTAGTTGGAGTTACTGTTGAAAATGCTGGTACTGGATATACTGCAGCAACTCTTGCGGTTTCTGGTACAGGAACTAATGCCACTATGCAAGCAGATTTAAATCTTGGAGATATTAAATCTTTGCAGGCTAATAATGAGATTTTAACAACCTCTGGAACTATTAATGCAGTTAAGTTAATTTCTGGTGGATATGGTTATGGTGTGGCTACTATTACAATTAATGGAGATGGCACTGGCGCAACAGCCACAGCTTCTATTAATACTGCCACAGGTAGAATAACTAAAATAAATATAACAAATCCTGGACAAAATTATACATGGGCAGATATTGTAATAGCAGGTAATGGAAAAGCTGGAACTGCTAGAGCAATTATTTCTCCTTACGGTGGACACGGTAAAAATGCTCCTGATGAATTATTTGCTAGAACATTAATGTTTTATTCTAATGTATCAAACGATTTAAATCAAGGTGTTACCGTTAACAACGATTATCGACAACTGGGTATTATTAAAAACCCAAGATCATTCTTAGATAATACTCGTTATCAGAATGTTATTGGATCAGGATGTTTCTTATTACAGGGATCTATTAATACAACATATTTCCCCAAAGATACAAATTGTACTGTAGCAAGAAGTGTTAGTGGAACTACATATTATAGAAAATATAGAGTAGTTTCATCTAATTCAAACTCAGTATTAATTCAATCTTTAGATAATGATGTCCCACAATTGAACGATACTTTCACTAATGCTGCATCACAAACCTTTACTGCTACTAATGTAACATCACCAACAGTGGATAAATATTCTGGACAGTTAATGTTTATTGACAATAAAGCTGGATTTACTCCATCTGATGATGAGACTGTGACGCTTAGAACTGTTATAAGATTCTAACTAAATAGAGAACTAACCAAGAGAAGATTAAAACAATGGCCATCGACTTTAATACTGAACCTTACTACGACGATTTTGACGAAACTAAGAAGTTTTATAAAATCTTGTATCGCCCAACATTTGCTGTTCAGGCGAGAGAACTTACTCAAATGCAGACTATTCTGCAGAAACAAATCACTCGTTTTGGATCTCATGTATTCAAAGAAGGAGCCATGGTCATTCCTGGTAATTCTTCTGTTGATACTAATATCGGATATGTTAAATTAGAATCTTCTTATAATTCTATCCAAGCAGATACTGTGGTAGAATCTTATGTTGGTAAAGTTATTGAAAACACAACTGGCTTACAAGCAGAAGTTATACATTATTCTACATCACAAGCTGGTGATCCTCCTACCTTATTTGTAAAATATAAAAATTCTGGTAGCACTGGAACAAGCAAAGTGTTTGCAGCATCAGATATTTTAACTGATGTAGATACAGAAATTAGTTCAGTACAAGCATTAGCATCTTCTCCAGTTGGTGTTGGTTCTATTGCAGAAATCAAACTTGGTGTTTATTACATTAAAGGGCACTTTGTTCTAGTTGAACCACAGATAATTATTTTAGACAAATATAGCAATACTCCAACATATCGTATTGGTCTTGTTGCAACTGAATCTATTCTCACTTCTGAAGAAGACGAAACTCTATTTGATAACGCACAGAACTCGTTTAACTATGCTGCTCCAGGTGCGCATCGTTATTCCATTGATGCAACGCTAACTAAATTTTCATTGGATAGCGTTCTTGATATTGACTTTATTGAGTTAATTAGAACTGGTGATGGTGCTATCCAGCGTGGTACAAACAAAACAGAATATTCTATTCTACAACAGGAATTTGCTCATCGCACATATGATGAGTCTGGCAATTATACTGTTAAGAATTTTGAAATTGATGTTCGTGAGTATAGAAATAATAATCGTGGTGCATGGGCTGCATCAAAATATTACATAACAGGTGATGTTGTTACAAATAATGGTAACACTTATGTTGCTAAAGATAATGCACAATCTGTTAATAATGGCGCAGCAACTCCAGGTCCAATCCACACATCTGGTGTTGCTCAAGATGGTTCAGGAACAGGTGTTACATGGGAATGGAATCCGTCACCATTCTATAATCGTGGTGTATTTGCACCATCTGATGCTCAAGATGTAGCAGCTAACCTACTCAACGAAAAAAAATTGGCAATTGGTTTAGAGCCTGGAAAGGCATATGTTCAAGGTTATGAAATTGAAAAACCATCAACCAGTTATGTGGCAGTAGAAAAAGCCAGAGAAAGTATTCAAGTAACTTCTCAGGCATTACAAACTACTGTTGGTAACTATGTAACAATTACCAATCTTTGGGGTGCTCCTCCGATCGGAGACTTTTCTTCTGTTACGCTGTATGATAGACCAGTTGTTACTGGTGGTACTGCACCAAGTGGATCTACTGTAGTTGGAACTGCACGAGTTCGTTTTATTGAGTGGGATAGTGGTTCTAATCCAGGATCTTCAGCAGCCATCTATAAACTATCTTTATTCGATGTTAAGATGAATGGTAACTTTGACTTTAATCGTAAAGTAAAGGCATTCTTCTTTAGTGGCGGATCTGCTGCTACAAGTTTTAGCGCAGATATTAGTCCGATACTAACTATAACTCGTGGTTCTGGAACTTCTGTAGCAACCAGTGGTTCTACAACTCCAGCAGCAGGTGTTTTCATTAAAGGTTCTGGTACAACATTCCAGACTGATTTTGTAGCTGGAGATATTGTTTCTTTCGGTGGCACAAAACGAAGAGTTGTTGCTGTTACAGCGCAAGACGAAATGGAAGTAGATTCTTCAATTACTATCGTAGATAAAACTGCTGATAGATTATCTACTAAGATCATTGAGCCAGAATCTACATCATTGGTGTATCAATTACCTCAATTTGCAATTAAATCTGTAAAAGCTGCAGATGGTTCTACAATTTCTAACTACACAGTTTACCAAAGATTTTCATCGACATATACTGGTTCTTCTCTAACATTTACAGTTAATAGTGGCGCAACATTCGCATCAACTGCAGACACTGATAACTACATTATTGTTAACTCTAGTACTGGTACAGTTCTTTCTACATCTCAGTATAGTATTACTGGTACTGGAACTGTATCTATCACAGTATCATTTACTGGTGGTGTATCTAGTAGTAATAACATTACGCTTATTTGTGCAATTAATAAAACTGGTGCCAATGTCACTAGAAAAACTAAAACTCTAGTTCCAGCAGCAGTCGCAACATTTACTGCACAAGGTGAAGCACAGGCTACAGAAGTGCTATTGGGTAAGGCAGATGGATATCGACTAGTCTCTGTTAAAATGAGAAGTGGAACATTCTCTGCTCCAACTGGTGGATACACTATTGATATTTCAGATCGTTATGACTGGGATAACGGACAAAGACACACTCACTATGATCTAGCCAGATTAGTTCTTAAGAATTCTTATGCCCCACCAGAAGCACCAATTGAAGTAACATTTGATTACTTTACGCATGATGCTGGCGACTATTGTACTGTTGACTCTTATGTCGCAGGGCAAGTTAGTTACACAAATATCCCATCATTTATGGGTGTGTCTTTAAGAGACTGTGTAGATTTTAGACCAATTATTGCTGATAGTGGATTAACATTTAGCTCTACAAACACATTAGTACCTAAAAGAGGTATTGATTTTATCACTCATTATTCATACTATCTTTCTAGAAAAACTAAAATTGCGGTAGACTTTGCTGGTGAATTTTTCCCGATTGATGGTGTGTCATCATTAAATCCAGGTGAACCACTAGATCCTACTCTTGGATTAGTTTTATATACATTGACTTTAGAACCATACACATTTGGAACTAATAGTAATAATGTTCAAATTAATAGAATTGATAACAAACGATACACTATGCGTGATATCGGTAAACTAGAAAAAAGAATTGACAATCTTGAGTATTATACATCTCTATCATTACTAGAACAACAAACAGAATCATTAAACATTGTAGATTCTACTGGTAATACTAGATTTAAAAATGGATTTATCGTAGACGGATTTACAGGACACTCTACTGGTGATACATTATCTCCAGATTATATGTGCTCCATTGATATGGAAAACGCTGAACTGCGCCCATTCTATTCAATGAACAACATAAATTTATTAGAGAAAAATAATATTGATTCTCAAAGAACTAGTGCTAATTACAAATTGTATGGTGATGTTATTACATTACCTCTAAACACAAC